TCATTTTAAGAATAAGGCCTTTTCAGCAGCCCGGCGATTGACCAGACCTTGCATGCGCTTGCCACCGGCATTCACCCATACATCAAACTGATTGGCTGCAGCTTTATAATTTCCTTCATTCAATCGTTTGACCAAAGTGGAATTTTTGAATGCAGTTGATCCAATGTTGTAGGCCAGTGAAACTAAAGCATCGAACTGATTCTGATTGAGTGGAACTTTGACCGTATTATTTACAGTCTGCTCAAATGATTTCAGATCGTTCTGCATATAAGCTTTGGCTTGATCCAGTGTGCAGGTATCCCCTTTTTTGACACGAATACCATTTGGGTATTTTGTGGTGCCGAAACCAATAGTCCATACACCTACGCCATCATCATAGGCTTTCAGTCGCAGACCTTCAAAATTGCAGATCAAATCGACTCCACTTGGACTCACATGCATTTCATCTGTGGCGATACCTAATACATCGTTCAGATCGTCATAGGCAGTTGCAATCAGATTATCTGCAGCATCAACCTGCTTCTGGGTGAGTTTGCCGCCACTAATCTTTCGCAAGAAATCAAAAATGTGTTTCATTATGGACCACCCTTAACTTTAGGCTGCGCAATCTTACGGCCAACGTATGCTAGTGCCGGTAAAACTACAGAAAGCAAAATAGCATGGTATTCAGCAGGGATAAGCTGCGTATTGATGCCTTCCTGAATTAAAACAGGCAGCACACCCAATAAAAAAGCTCCGATAATTGGGAGCTTTACAGATAAATATTTCCAGACATTTTCGGGGATGAATTTCATTTTTCCTCTCTCATATTTCGTTCATAAAGTTTGTTGCGGATTTCTTCAACTGTTCTTAAAAGTTGGTCGGATTGTTTTTCAAGAACTTGGATGGATTGGCTGTTGGTCATGGCTTGAGTGTTTACCGTGTCTGTTTTGCTCGTCTGCGTATTCCAGGCAACAACAAACAAGCCAGCTAAGAAAATGCCACCAAAGCGTACAAGGCTTGTGGTGTTATCAATCTTTGTTTTGCTTTCATGTAGCACCCTGATCTGCATATCCATCTCTTTAAACTTCGGATCGATCTCATTTCGAACCTGCTTAATCTCGCTTTTAAAGTTTGACTTGGCTCGATCCAGATCATCTTGCAGATTGTCCCGAGTCTGATTTAAGTCATTACGGGTCTGCTGATGCTCTTTATTGAGTTGCTCTAACTGCATATTCATACGGTCGAGCTTTTGGGGCATTTCAGCTAACTTATCCATACTTTTAGATATGTCATTAATCTTGTCTGAGATGGCAAGAAGCTGCCCTGCTGTTGCTACTGGTGGGTCAGATGAATAGTCATTTGACATTGCGCCCCCTAAATTTTGGTAATAAAAAAGCACCCGGAGGTGCTATAAATTAATTGCTTCAACCTGCTCTTTGGTTTCGGCTTCATGGATTAACTGCCTTGCGATACGCCCACGTTCATGAGCGTTTGCAATATGCGCTTGCAATGCGGCATAGAGTTGCTGCAACTGTGATGCGCTTAACTCAACTGTAGTGTTGTCAGCTAAAGTCCAGACTTGATCTATCCCGGCAGCAGCCGCGCCCATAATTCGACCTTGAGAAACCTGATCTGAGTCGTAAATATTACCCTCAAATTCAAAACCGCTAAACTCAAGACTGTCTCGCCCAGATTTAATCTCGGCCCATTTCTGGGCTTTGATTTCGTCGATGGTGCGGGGGTCGATCCACTCCCCTACTTCATAGTTAAATTGATAAAAATCTGATGGTTTGGGTGGCAGGTCCATCCATTCACTATCTTTGTACTGCATGTTTGCAGATGGAGGGTCGTCAACCGCCACACAATCTTCAGGTGTGTTTAATTTAATAGTTTCAGCATCCCCGTGTATGCTAAATAAGGGTTTGCCATACCGTGTAATAATAGTGGTCATTTCTTTAGCTCTAAAAGCGCAAGTGAGGCGGACTGAATATATGATGTTCTAGAGACTGGAGGGGTCAGCACATTGGCAACCGCACCTACCTTTTCAATAGCAAATCCAATCCGCAATGTATACGTTGTTAGCCCTGTCCCAGCACTATCTATGTAGGGAGGCATAACATACGACCCGTCAAACGTCTTAGTTGATAATGCAATTGCCGCTTCTGTAAACTTATACCTAGCAACAACCTCCCCATTTCTAAGCAATACAAGCGACAAATAAATAAAATCACCATCATTATTGTTCGCTGGATAAGCCCCGACACGTATGTCCGAGACAACAACCCCTGCGTCAACCCTGACCTTCCCGCCAGACCGAGTTACACTAATTGATGCAAGATCACCTATAGCGGCAGCAACTGCATCTATATTTGCCTCTTGACTTGAGCTTGCTGTTGAGTTTGTTGGGCTTGCCGTGCGCCTTGGCATTAAAATACCAACCGGCACCGTAACAGCATTGTCTTTAATCTTAAGCGTATCAACCTGAAGATCACCAATCTTCGCAGTCGTCACCGCCAAATCATCAATCTTTGCAGTCTTAACTGCCAAATCTTCAATATGCGAAGTTTTGACAGACTGATAGTCCATCATTGCTGATTTTAAGTAAGCGGACACAGGAAACACTGTGCCCGTCACCGGATCAGTGAATGGCGTATTGCGGAATATAAATGGGTAATAGCCTGTGCTATTGCCAGAACCAATCGCAAATGAATCAAAGTTCAAAATGAAATTAGATTCTTTGCCATCGTTAGCACCGCCCCAACCTGCGACCTTTCCATTTACGTCGAGTTTGATGTACTTCTGGGCATAAAGACCATTTACTGACTGGCTGACCTCCTGAATTGATGCGGTGTTTTGGCCAACTGTTGATTGAAGCGTGGTGGTTGCTTTCACGTTTGCAGAAACAGCATCAGCATTCGCTTTGATTTGTTGCTTGTATAAAGCATCATTTCCGCTAATCGTTGCAAGAACTTGATCGGTTCTTTGTGCCTGAGCCATATCACCTTCAATCAATGCTGATTGAATAGACCAGACACCCGCAAAGCCTTCGGTTGAGCCAATCAGGTCTTCAGTTGAGCCAATTAACTTCGGATTAACCTGTGCATATACGCCATCAATCTTTGTGGTGTTGGCGCTGATTTTCCCTTCATGCTCAGCAACCTTGGCATTGGTTTGCGATAGAGCACCTGTGGTTGCCTTATCACCTAACTCCAATGTAATCGCATCAAGTCGTGTTGCATTGGCACCCGATTGAGTTGCAGCAACATTCGCAGTAGATAAGGCAGTTGCAGCGGTTTGATTTGCTGTGTCTGCTGTATCGGCTGCCTGATTTGCAATTGCACTGGCCTGACTGGCTAGACTTGCTGCTGATCCAGCCTGAGTCGTTGCGGTTTCAGCCTTGGTTAATGCGGTAGCTGCATTGGTTTTTGCAGTATTTGCATTGCCCTCTGCTGTAGTTACACGGCTATCCAGCGCCTGAACCGCTTGTGTATTTGCAGATGTCGCGGTTACCGCTGTGTTTACCTGTTGCTGAACATTTGCAAGTGCCTGATCATTGCTGCTCTTGTAGTTATTCAAAGCGTTCAGGTTAGCAGTATCACCAGTCTGGCGATCCTCAATCTCTTGCGTTAAACCATCATCCAGATCCTGCACTGCCGAGATGCGTTGACGGGTTTCCTGATTTAATGCAGTATTTAGCTGATCTGCCTGAGTTTGTACCGCAGTAATATTATCGATTAAATTGCCAATATCACCATCAAGGCCTGCAATCGTGTCGATCTTATCAATCTTGGTTTGCAAGTCTTGATGAAGTTGAGTCTCAGTAATTTTCCTCGATAAAATATCGAGTACAGCTGACGCATCCGCAGATGTTGTAGCACTAACACGTGCAGACCATGGACCAATGTTTCCGATCCGGTCAATCAAACGACCACGGAACCAGCGGGTTAAATTCGGCTGCATGCCTTGAATTTCATGCACAGTTGTTGGATAAGCAAATAAGCCAAGCGTTGCTGCATTAGCACCATTTGCTGTGCTTGAAATTTCAATTTCCGTATAAGCAGTATCAAGCGCACCAACCGCAGGAAAATTCCAATCTAAGCGATAACCAAACAAGATGCCTGTCGCTGCAATGTTGGCTAAAGCAGGCGGCAAGCCTTGTTTTCCAGTCAGTGCAGTCAGTATGGAATACGTTGGCAAGGAAGCAATATCAAAGGCTGAAATTGCTGTCACACGCGCTTCGTAATTACCCGCATAAATGCCCTGCACTTCAATAGAATTGCTACCCGTAATCGGCAACTTAATCCAGGTGCCATCATCCTTGCGCCATTCCACCTGATACTTGGTTGCGCCTTGAGCTTGAGGCCATGAGATAGCCATAGTTTCAATGGATAAGCCTTGCTGCACCATAGTTTCAGAAGTGATTGATACAGACTCTACGGGTGCCTGAATTGTTGGATTAATGATGGAAATTGGACGCTCATCAATAAAAGCACCGAAATCGATTGCATTATATTTGGCTGATTCATATTGCAAGCCAGTGATTGAAAACTGATGCTTGTCGTCTTGAGTAATACTCATGACGCGAAACTTCATGGTTTTCAAATCTTGCGCATCAACGACCCAGACATTTTCCGCTGCAACAGAGTCAAACGCCACTGTAACTGTGATATTGCGACCACTTACGGACGATACGATTCGAGCTTGTGCTTTTCCGTTTTCACCGTTTACAACCAGTCGATCACCCGCACGGCACACCACATCGTCACGATCTAAAGTGATAATTTTACGGTCGGCACTCACAGCAGAAATACGACCACCATTGGCACGGCCTGCAAAAAGCTCGTCTGCGATTTCAATCACTTTACCTGGTTGTGGGATATAACCATCAAGACCGACTTTAAAAGATACAGTGCGAGTTTCCAGTTGCTCAGACTTTAACGCCCAAAGACCTGCACGTTGCGCTTGCCCCTCACTCGTACAACCCCATGCATCAATCTCAACGATACGCACACCAAGCGGACTGGCGATTGCTTTCTCATCACGCACATAAACATATTCGGTCTTGTAGTGATTTGCAGGATTATCCCAAGCTACTTTCGCTACAGTGTGACGGTCTTTTGCTCTACTACCAACATACTCAAAATTCCCATCAATGACATTGGCGCGGGTATAAGTGAAGTATGTATCTTGCGGAATATCAGCATCACAGACAATTGAATTGCCATCCCAATAAGAGATTGCACGGAATACACCTGCCAACTTGCTCAAAATGGTATAAGCATCTTCTGTGGATTGTAGATAGACGTTGCAGGTAAAACGTGGCTCTTTTCCGCCTTTGCCATCATCCACCATCTGGTCGCAATACTGTGCAAGGCGATATAAAGACCATTTATCCAACATTGTAGACGTTAATCGATCACCCAGAGCATAGCGTTTTGCGGTGCAGATATCGTAATAGATCCAGGCTGGATTATTGGTATAGGCGCGCTTAAAAGTGCCGTCCCACATCCCGGCATAAGTGCGTGCAACCGGATCATAATTTGATGGAACCTGAAGCTTGATACCTTTTAAATCAACCGCGACTTTTGCCACATTAGAAAAGGTTTCGGCATCATATTGAAGGCCAAGCAAAGCGGTATTCGGATAACTGAGTTTTAGATCGATTACCTCAGTCAATGCATCCACATACATCTTGTCACTGATGTATTCAGATGTTGAGTTAGGTGTGATTCGACGCACACGAACTGTCCAGCCTGTATCTGCCTTTGGTAAATCAATTCGATGTGAACGCTCATAATTTGCCGAAGTTTTATCAGCGATTTGAGTATTTAGAACTTCAGTCCATGTGCCACCATCAGTTTGTAGATCAATCGCATACTGAATGACGATGCCTTTTACATCGCCATTATCAGCATTCTGCTGACGCAATGGCCCCCACTTAAAGCGCAAACGGATTGCATCCAGATCAGTATTGGTAAGTGAGCGAACCCAAGGCGTATCAGACTTTAATTCAACATTGATTGCAGTTTCAGATGAGATATCCGGAAAGCCTTCGATGTGAGCCTGATCATTGGTACCGTGGCGAAAGTCAGCCTGAACATCCTCAAAGTTCCAACCACCAGCCGGATTCTGTAGCGGTGTTTCTTCCAGATAAACTGACTGCAAGCCGTTGGCTAAACCTTCCACTTCTCCCTCAGACAAGCCATATAGAATTTTTATATAGGTTTTCGACTGAGCTGAGTCAGGTGCAATGACCGCTTTTCTTGCCTTACCCTCACCTGCTTTTGCGCCTTTAATTACTGCATTCATACTTATCCTCAGACAATAAAAAAGGCGCTGTATGCGCCTGTATATTCCTGTTATTTACATCAAGTCTTCGGGATACTGTCCGGCACTTGCGATAAATCCACCAACTTCGCGCTGACCATAAAGCACTGGCACTGGATTGCCTTGTGCAATGGTTGTAACCGCACCACCAAAGCCTTTATTGGCCTTGTTTCCGTCTTGGTTTTGGTCTTGGTTTTCAATCTTAGGCATTAGCATCATTGCAATACCACCGACCATCATGCCGGCACCAGCACCAATTAAGCCAACTGCAGCTGCACCCGCCACACCTGTCCAGCCAAGTGTTGCACCAACAACAATACCCGCTACAACCAATACAGCACCAACAATGGTTTGAACCACACCACCCGCACCTTTTACTTTCGGAACAACCTTAATCACTTTAGCACTGGTGCTCATGTCGAGTTCGGTTTCAGAGATATTTTGCTTATCCTGAAAAACCGCAAACTCTAAACCTTGTTCATGCGCATGCAGCATGAAGTACTCAAAGCCCGGCACCTGAACTGATAAAGCTCTCATCGCTTCACGGGTATTTTCCACATCGAGCCGAAATTCTTTACCGAAACGCTTGGCTAGAATGCCGTACAACTTAATTGTTTTGAGCATATCGAACCACCTTTGCTACTCGTTCTTGCCACTGTGGACCAAAGATTTCACGCACAGATTTACGGCCATACGGGTGATGTAGAATCAAAGCCGAACCAATGCAAGGCTCTGTTTTTTCGGATTTCAGCATGCCATTATCACCCAACCAGATCAGCGCATGATTCACATGCTCAGTGCGTCCGACTCGACACAACAAGACATCACCATACTGCGGCTGATCTACCTCAATAAAGCCCTCCTTTTGGAAATTATCCAGATAGAGAGATGGGCTGTCCTTAGACTCCCACCACAAGTCTTGACGCTCATAGTCTGGAATATAAATATCCAACTCGCGTTTGTAGAAATCACGAACAATGGCAAAGCAGTCTTGAATGCCGTGAATGTAGTTGCGGCCGACTAAAGGCGCTTTGTAGCCGCATGGATCATAGACCTGAAATTCAATATCAGGATAAGCACAGATGACCCATGGCTTTTCATGCAGCTCAATTTGAATTAAATCAATTTCAGATGCGCGTGCAGAAGCATTGGGGTGTGAATGCACATAGGCTTGAATCTCGCCCAGATCTTCAGCTCTGGCTAAATCCTCGTGATGAATTTCAAACTGATCTTTATTGTCTGAAATATTGCGGCACGGGATGTAATTTTTATCTACAATCACACCGCAGCATTCATCTGGGTAAACTTCAGCAGCATGTGCCTGAATTGCTTTTTTAAGTTTTGTGGTTAGTTTCATACACCACCTAAAATAATGAACTGGCAGGAAAAGCACCAATGCGCAGGACATTGCCTTTGCCGAAATGGCACTCACAACCCCTAGTTCTCTTTGAGCATTTATCCAGAGCGGGGTTATCAGTAGGTTCATCTCTGTCCGTAAACATAGCTGCGCCTGTATAGCCGCATTGTTCACTGCGATATTCCCATGCGCAGTAATTGGAAATCTGCCGAACTGGTATCTTCAAGCCTTCGAAATCAATCGGGTTTGAAAGTTCAAATGTTACAGCATTGGCGTTTTCGGAAGTCTTTTGCTCAATGTACCAAAGCTGCTCCTTAGCTTCATTTGAAGCGGATGCATTGCCCGCACTAAAGTTTTCAGCATCAAGATACTTGGCAAGTGTGGTAATGACTTTAAGCTTTGCGCCTGCAAAATCACTAAACTGCAAGCAAAGAGCAGAAACTGCGTTTTGAATGCCACTAATATTATTCGCCATGCTGAATGTTGGTGCAGATGCTTTACCGTCTGAACGCATCTCAAGACCTGACACTTCAAGCGCCATTGGCTCGAATGTCTGGCCCTGCCAGATGATGTTGCGATACCATGTTTTTGATTCGGCGCTTTCAAACACTTCACCAATTAATTGAGCCTCATCACCAAGCAATGAACTTGAGCCGATATAGCTGTAAATGCGCTCCCAGTCCTCATAAGAAATATGGCCGTGAAAACGTAAAATGCCCGCACCTAAAGTACGAGCATCGAGTTCAAACAGGGTAATTAGGCCATCTACATAGAGTTTTTGAAAATCACTGTTCAGTGCCATTCATCATCTCCGAAACTGCTTGAGCAATGCCAGTCGGCTGAAAATCTGCGGGTGTTTTTGACGTCGACATCTCATACTCAACTGGTGGCAACTCTTGCAGTCGCAAGTCAATCCAACGTGTTTCAGGGATGTCTACAGGCGTTTCAGTGTCAGCTACAATTCGCCCTTTCTTATTGAGCATGTAGTCATACGTCTTAACAGTAATGTCGCCATTTTCAAGTTGCTCATAGACCACTGCGACTAACACATTACCGTTTGCGTCTTTTGGAGTTTCAATATACCAACCCTCTTGCGCGAAACCTGATGAGCCTTTGATTAAATAATCACCCACACCTAACTTTTCAAACTCAATATTCTGCTGTTGCGCTTCATCGTTGAGTTTAATTTTATCAGCGAAAAGTTGAACGATAGGTGAGGCATTTTTCACAAAACCATTACTATCCGAGGTGGTATTCCCTGAGTGCAAGAATTTGTACCACGGCAAAACACTTGATGTGGTGTATTGACCTTTTCTAAAATACAAATCTTTACTTGTGTCATGACCAATTATTTGAAGTACGCGATCTGCGCTCGTACTACCGCCTGACGAAACACTTAATACATAACCCCACGCCAAACCGGCTTCGGGCAAAGGACGAACTGAGGAAGTTATTCCTTTAGACATAACAAATTGATTTTCAGTTAGGGTGTCTAAATCCAACCCTGTACCTTCTCCTTTCGATACATTCATGTTTGAGGTGGCTATAGCACCCAAACCTAAATTACTTCTTGCTGCTGCTGCTGTCGTAGCACCCGTCCCACCCTTATTGACTGGAAGTGCAGCAGGCAACACTCCTTGAGTAGTCGCGCCCAACTGAGCATAAAGCTCATCATCATTCGCCTGTAGTTTTTCCGAACCCGAGCGGAACGTGTCACCACCTGCACCTGTAGGTGCTGTGCCTTGATTGATTGTTTGCTTAGCCATAATTTACGCCCACAAAAAAGCCCTCGATTGAGGGCATAAAATTGATTGAAGTTAAGGTTTAAAGTCTTGGGTGAATGTAGTCGAGATTGACCAGACCATGCCACCCACCTGTCTTGCTTGGTATGAAGTGCTGGTCTTAACTCTCACCTCGCCATCCAAAGGAGAATCCCATAAAAATGAGTCAGCACCCTTGTGGCGATCAAAGAAGGCTTTAATTGCGATAATCTCATCCTTGTAGCCAGTTCTTTGATAGGCCCATTCGCCTTTTCGGTTGTTGATGCCAACCGAGATGCTTTGCTCATACCCATCACCGAATCTGCTAGATAACACATTGAAGTTTTGAGTATCCGAGCTGCCTTCTAGATCGCATGGGAAAGTAAATTTTTCGTTGCTCATAAATTGCGTCCAAGAAAAAACCTCCCGAAGGAGGTTTTGTTTAATCTATTTTTTTAATTTAAATCAGGTGCAATGAAATACTGACCGGAGATCGGGTCTGTGAAACCATCATCCATATCCAGCCCTACTGTTTGATTATTAATCTCCACACTTTTTACCGCATAAAGATATTGACTTGTTGTGGCTTCTATCGGGGTTGCATCAATCTCGGTAATGCTTGCAATAAACTCCTTAGCCACCCCATCTTTGCTTTTAAATGTCACTTTCTTTTGCATGCTTTTTACTTCCCGCTTATTTAATCCCATAAAGCTCCCCACCTTGTCGCCTAGCTTTCAAAAATCTTTGGTCGACTTTTTGATCAACCATAGAATTAACCATCTTACCAATAGTGACCATTAATTCACCATCCTGATTTGTCGAAGTTTCAACTTTCTCAGAAGAGTAATTATTGATAACCACTTTAGGTTGAATGACAGCTTTTCCACCAGAGCTACCCGAATTAATCGCATTCACAGTGCCCATACCAATACGATGGGTATCTCTAGCAGCATTAATACCTGCTATACCACCATTCGCATAACTACCATCTTTAATAGATTTTCTTAGCCCTTCGAAACCTTGTGGACCACCAATGGCCATCATCTCTTCTTTAGTAAGAACACCTTCCCACTTATGAACGATACCTGCCGGTTCATATTTACCGCCATAACCAGTGAACCCTCCTTCAGCAAAGCCTGCAATGGTTTGGGCTGCAATAGCCCCAACGCCTGCCATACCCATGCCAAGCACAATATTTGCTGCTGTAGACTTGCTAATCAGGTCTGTATTCCATGGACTTGCCAATACTTGGTTGTAGGCCAGAAAAGCACTTACAGTTGCAGAAGTCATCGCAAAGGCTTGCTGCATAGCAAACATAGCCTTATAAGCACCTGATTGCTCACCTGCGCCATCCTTAACGAGTTGAGTCATATTTGACCATGTTGAGGATGTTGCTGATAGAAGCACATTTAAAGATGATAAAGCTAAATCCTGCTTATCCCTTTCAAACTGCGACTGTGCAGCAAGTGTTTCAGCCGTAAATTGAGCCTCGGACATGGTGAACCACTCCCGATACTCAATGATTGCATTCATTCGATTTTGAAGTGCTGCTTCTGCACTGTAGTCCACTCCAATAGCACCCAAGAAGTTTTGAGCTGCTCCTTGCTGGGCATAAGCAGTGTCTTGGCCTTCACGCATATAAGAGGCAACCATTAGCTCATGGCGCTCATCGCTTGATAGTTTTCGATTTCGATCAATTTCTCTGCGCTCTAGTTCATAGCGCTTTTTAATCCTGTCTATTTCAGCATATTGGAATTCATTGGCTGCAAAGATTCGCTGCTCCTGGGTGAGCTTAATCAGTTCCAATTCCTGCTTAAACTGCTCATCCAGCGAGCTTTTCTTAAGGGCTTTTTGCTCCTTTGTTAAGTCATGATCTGCCTTGATTTCCTGTTCTCTAATATTCATCGAGAACCGAAGCTTCTGCTCTTCAGTCATCAGGTGTTCAGCCAATTCAAATTCGAACTTCATCTGAATCAGTTTTTCTTCCTGATTGTATCGGTCTTGGGCATCATCTATATATTTAGACATGCCTTTTTCCTGAAGATACTCGATTTCATCATTCAGCTTCATTCGTCGCTGCTGATCGGCAGTAGCATATTCATATTCAATTCGAGCGATTTCTTTAGCTAAACGCTCAGCTTCACGTTTTCGCTTGTCGCCTTCTGATTTGGCCTTCTTGGTTTTTTCCTTTTCACCTGCTGTAAAGTCATCAAGGCCAGTGGTGATGCCTTTTCTAGGGGTGTCTTTTGGAGGTGGAACTTTCAGGTTTTTTACATTGTTAGCTGTTTTTCCAGTAAAAATCTTGTCGATTTTTTCCATTGAGTTGGCAACCGAATCAACAGCATTGGTATAGTTATCCTTAACAATTTGCGCTGCACCAGCAAAATCACCACTAAGGAAGCGCATCATAGCCGCCGCACCAGCCCCAATGGCATCACCAACCAAATAGAAGGCATTGCCTACCACAATAGCGGTAGAGGCCAATACTTTTAGGGTTACAGCCAGAGTATCTCCAACTTGGGCGAAGGTGCTGCCTTGCTCCGAATCCTGAAAGAAGGCATCAGCGATATCAACTAGGGCGGGAACAACAGCAGCAAGCATGGTGTTGCTCATGCCCTTTAATTGAAGCTCTAGCAGCCGCGCTTGGGCTGAAAAATCAATAGCCGTCTCAATACCCTGTTCCGTGATAATAAAGCCAGCGCGCTCAGCAGCATTGCCCCATTCTTCAATTGCAGCACCATTGTCAGCAAATATTGGCAAAAGTTTAGTGAAGTCATTTGCCATATTCTCAGTCAAAAATGACATTTGCTCTTGTGAAACACCTGCCTCTTCAAGCTTATTTACATACATCTGCATGGCATCGCCACCGGATGCCTTTTGCATTTCAAGGGCAAACTTTTTAATTTCTTCGCCTGACATTTTGGAATGCTTTTGTAGCAGTTCGAATGCGTCTGTAGCTTCACCCTTACCAGTTAAAACAAACTCCCCAAGCTTTTCATTAAAATCTTTGATTTGGTCTGATAGTTGCTCTTGTGTTATACCAACCTGTTGAGCAGCTACAGCCATGCGCTGAAATTCTACTACCCCCATATCAGCTACAGTGGCAAGGTTTTGAATCTCTTTTGCATTATTGGAATATGCTAATGCCATTCCAGTTAAAGCGCCAAGCGAACCTACTGCTGCACCTGCAATAGAAGCAATACCAATAGCCGCACCTGAAAGCAATGCACTGCTTGATCCTAGAGTTTTAGTAAGACCGCCAAGCGACCCATCGAAACTAGAGACTCCATCTTTAGCTGATTTAGCTGAATCTCCAGCCTGTTTAAAGGCCACACCAAGGTCTTTTGATTTCTTGGCTGTCTTATCCCCCTGCGTTTCAACATTCTTAAGTGACTTATCAACCGAATCCAGTTCAGTTTTTGCTTTTCTGGAATCAACTGTGATGAGTAATTTGGATTCTTGAGCCATTTTGTTTTCCTGCGGGCAATAAAAAACCCCGCTTTTGCGGGGTTATATTTAAGGGCTTAATCTATGGGCAGTGCTTTTTCCATAAATCATTAAATTCAGATTTGGATGCGTTGTAGTCTTCAAGGTAAACGTTATCACCATCACTTAAAAAACGTTTTGCACCGGCATAGCCACCAAAACTATTTTTAGAGTTAACTTGACCACATTGTGCGCTTACAAACTCATATTTGGCAGACTCTGGATCTTTAAGTATCCCAGATAAAGCTGTTTGAATTTGCGCTTGTTGCATCATCTTCTGAGTTTCTGCGCTCGGCTCGGATGGAGGTGTGTCAGAATTCACACTAACTATTATCATAATCACCGTAAAGATAATAAAGCCAAGCACTATTTTAGTGAATAATGATGTTTTCTTTGGTTGTTTTGCGCCACATTGCGGACAATTTTCAGCTTTATCGCTTATCTGGTTTCCGCATTCCTTACATGGTTTAAGCGCCATGTTATTCCCCGATTTTAAGAATTATCAGGGATAAGATACTAAGTTTCTCTCAAAAAAGAAATGTGAGCACATTAATCCAGCTCTTGAAGGTCATAGGCATTAAAATTTGGACAAAGATCACAGCTAACCTCAACTGCTTTAGCTTGGAGTTGATCCTGAAGTGATGCGGGGTGGCACTTATTTAAAAAACGAGCTGCGCCAGAGAGTTGCTTGCATGGATAAATCCATTGCGTAGGCTTTTTATCACTTTCTTTACTCAAGAGAGTGTCATTCTCGTTAATTATTCTTAACTCAAAAATCATTGATCCATAGTTGGGCGACCCTAGGTCTTCTTTTATCTCGAAACAGTATGCCTTGTGGTCTTTTACCCTGAAGGAATTGCGGTAACACCTCAGCATCTCAGCCAAGTATCTAGACCTATTTAATGGTTTGCCATCCAAGAAGATATGAACCCCTTTCCAGTCAATCGCCAGATCAAGCAAAGCAATCAATAAGCTACAATTTTTTTGATTTATCGAGAAAGTTGAGATGTAGTAAACCGCTTTTCCATCTATCTTTTCCTCAAATTCATCAGCTAGCTTAGCTAGGCTCAGCGCAGCGGGAAAGTTGCGAGATTTCGACTTAGGGAATGCTATCGTAAAGTTTGAGTTGAGCGACCTTACAATCATTTGTGCTTGAATATCTGGTGTTAATTCGTACATAACATTTTTTTTGCGAATTTTTAACACAAGATACTAATTCCAGCATGAAAAAACCATCCCGAAGGATGGTTGTTTTTACTTAATCATCAAGACTATCGCCACAATGACCAAGATAGCTGTTAGCAGATAGCAATTGGTTCGCCACATCAGGATGGTCTTAGTACCTCGCTTTATTAAAGCATCGTACTCCCGCATTTTATCCATTGCGCGGGCCATAGCTGCATCACCTCTTTGCAGGAGAGTAATCATTTCTAATTTTTCCTGCTCCAAGATTCGTCTTTCCTTGGCATGCAGGAGAATCATTTCATGATCTGCCAGAATTCGATATTTAATATCTTCCAGCAACTCATCACGGCTCATGCTTAGAATGTCTTCGCTCAACTCAAAATCTAGATCATTCATGCTGTGCCGCCTTGATCTTTAGCTAACTTTGCCAAACCTTTAGGTGTGATGCGAACTTGTTCAGTAATTTTGGTAGTGCCATCACCTCGCGTCACCTCAGTTATCTTATGTTCCAGATAACCAGCTTGCACTTTGTCTTGATAGCCTAGCCAGTGAGAGTTACCTGCTCGCTTGTAAATCCATTTACCAGATGAAAGCTTGGCAATTAGATCTTTTGGGCGCATTTGCAGAGCTTTAGCTGCATCGGTTAGACATAGACTTCCATCAGCTTTGGCAATTCGATCATATGCCTCTACTGAAGGCTTCATTTCCTGAACTTCTTCCTCTAAACCCACAATCCTTTCAGAGTAACCTAGAAGCAAATCTCTCAAAACGCGCGGATCAGCTAAAGACTTCATTGGGTCAAAGTTTTGGATAAGCTCTTTGGCTTTGAAGTAACCCTTCACTAATTGTTTTTGTACCTTCCAAGCTAAGTCGTCGGTAAATGACTTAACCAACATGAGATAACCTGATTCAGTGATCAATACTCCATTAGAAGCAAACTTAGAAAAAACACCGTCTTGAAGGTTGGAACGAATTTCGTCCTTACCTACTTCAAAGTAATCTTCACCTTCTGTTAAGTGCTTTTTGTTAGTACCAAAATTCCGTTTAGCTGTGCCTTCTGGGCGACCATGAACTTCATCAACCATTGCGAAAGTTACAACACGCTGACCTTGGTACTCAACAATATCCAAAACCTTATCAGCAACAGTCACTCTGTTATTTAATTTTGCATTCATGCCACTGACTCCTGTGCTAATAACTTTGCCGCTTTCGGTGAATGTTGCTCAAAGTAGGTAACTTCTTCACAGCACTCATCTACCCATTTATTCAAATGATCCCAAGTGATTGAGGCTAAGGTGTAGGCTGTTGTGTGCTTTTCAGACTTTTCCATAATCAGAGTGACTAAGGTTTGCAGGTCGCTAAAGCCTTTTTCAGCATTGTTAATAAAATCAACAAAGCGTTCTAATTGGTGTTCACTGATCTGAACTTGATTCGCTTCAGTGATATGGGTTATATTTGACATGTGTTTACATCCTTCTGTGATGGCAACTGAACCTTGCGAAATGTGGTAGTGGAGCAAGGTTTTTTTGTGCCTATTGATTTCATGCTTTCGCACTCTTGTGTTTTTCTACCAATAATTTGACTGCTTCATTCATAAGATAAACGATTGATCTTTTATCCTCTTTAGCAATCAGCTTAAGTTCTTTATGTAGTTCGCTGTCTAGCCGACCTTTTACATAAACAAATTCTTCTTTCATTATTTCCTCCTATTTATGCCACAATTTGTGGCGTTTAATAACTATAGCCACACTTTGTGGTAATGTAAATACCTATCATGAAATATTTACCACAATTTGTGGCATTGAGGTTTTTAGATGAGTAATCAAGCTGATCACACTATAGTTCGATTGCGTGTGCCACCTGAGCTAAAACAAAAAATTGAGAAATCCGCTGAGGAAAATAACCGCTCTCAGAGCGCTGAGATGGTCGCTCGTCTTGAGCAAAGTTTTGAGTCTGCCTTTTTTAGTGACGAGGAAAAGGCCCAATACGGTAAGGGTTTTTTATCTGGGACTGCCACTGCTCTAAGCATGCTATACGGTAATGTACTGAACAAGCTTGAACATCAATACACCAATAACCCAACCCCTGAATTACATTTAGAGGTTGAGAAATATAAGTTTTTAATAGAGAAATTAGAGCTAATTGCTGACAATAAAGACAAAAGTCCAATTCTGGATGAGTTTAAAAAAGCACCCTAAGGTGCTTTTCTTTTACTCATCTTCTTATATGCCTCATCAATAAACCGGTTATCCAGATCAAAGATGACTGCATTGAAAATATAACGCTCTACGGGTAACTCATACTGCTCACAATAGGCATTTAAGTCAGCAATGCTTAATGCCAACGGTGCGCCTTGCTCGTATCGACGTGAGCGTGAGATGACGTTGTAGGCTTCAATTAAAGCATTGGCTGTATATGAGTATACAGGCGGATCAGGTAATTCATGCCCCTGCTTTTCACGCAACTTTATTTGGTAGTCACTGAGTCCAGCAAACTGGTTGAGGTATCGGTAGAGTTCTGCAACTTTCCCAAAATTAACTGCCGGTTAACCTCAAACTCTTTAGAGATTTCCATGGCCTTTTTTGAGACAAAAATCATTAACTCAACACCCTGAGTGCCGCCATTTAGGAAAATTTCACCGGCAATTTCAGGAGAAAATGCAACATCCTGCTTCAACTCCTGTTCTCCATTTTCACCGATATGAAGAATATCAAAGCCTTGCCAGTCTTCAATTAAAAATGCTTCTGCTTTGTATTGGAAGAAGTGAAATGGTTTTTTGTTTTCATCGTCAGGCTGTGCGCGATATAGAACCCCAGCCTCTTCATTCTTTGCGAGATAAAGTTCATTATTAGCGCTTTTAATCTTAATGCGCTGCTGCTTATCACCGTCTTTCTTGTAGTCAAACCATTTAGCTGTGTTTGTGCTTGTGCCGATACCAAATGCCATATTTATACCTATACCTTTACTTGATGTTTGGGGTTATAATTCATCTATGGTTTGCTTCCTTCTGCCATAAGGTCGTGAACACAAAAAAGCCCATGATTACGAGTCACGGGCTTTTTGCTTTTCTAAATCTATTTACGCAACTGAACGTGTGATGGTTGGTGCCACTTTGACCTGCTTAAACTCTAGAGCCAGCGTGTGGTCGTCGGTCGCATTGGTGTCCGACATGCCATCATTATCGAGTTCCAATTTAGAGAAATGGAACCCGTAAGCATTGCCTTGAGTATCTTCAATGCCAATTTCCGCAGTCATGGTTTCACGCGATTCAACATATGGAATCCAGGCTTTGGACTGTTCTGTTAAAACTACTGTCGCACTAAGACCAATATTCACTTTGCCTTCAGTGTAGCGGTTTGGAATGATGCTCTGATTACCTAAACATGGGCGAGCTGTCAGGTTGTTATTAATCGTAATACTGAAGGATTCAGCACACGCAGTGCCCACCGTACTCACACCATTGATCTTGAATGTATTCACATTGATAGATGACATGAATGGTGTATCAGGTGCAGCAAGTGGAGCAGTTACAGGGCTTACTGCTGGATTTGCATAGCCTGTAGCGCTAATTGTTGCAGAGCCTGTGATTTTGCCTTCGGTGTCGCCTTGAATGGTTAATTCACCGATACGAGCACCTGAGAACACCTGAGTAAAGTTTAGTTTTTTATCATGCTTTACAATGGTAAAGGTATCTAATTCCATGCCACCAATTTCAAGAGTGGCTACACCAGTTAAAGCATCATCAACAAACACATTACCAGCCACACCTTCAAGCAGAATATCTTGGCTTAAAGCCGATAGTTCATACTCAATGGTGCCAGTCGCTTCACCCGAAGTGGCCATTGAGCCTTGATCAAAGCGAGAATCTACAATTTCATCAGATTCGGTAAGTGAAACAGTTTTCTTTAGTGAGTCAGAGTTTCGACGCAACGTATGCCAGACAGGCACTGCAGGCAGAACATTAGGTGACTCTTCTTTTGCAATGTAGATAACTACATCAGTGCCTTTGGATGACATAATGTGCTCCTTAATTTTAGGCAATAAAAAACCGCCAGGTAGGCGGTGGTTTTGGTTAGATTTAAAATCTGATCAAGATGATTGGAAAAATGGCAACGATGGCTGTAACTCGCTTTCCAGTTGCGCTATTTCATCATCAAGTGGATGCTTTTCTTGTTTCCACGCATTCATATCTCTAGCCGAACAGCTAACTTGCTGCTTCCGACTATTGCGATAACCGACAATATGGTTATATCGCGCCCATTTAGATTGAAAAACTTGGGTTAATTGGTTTGCCATCCAGTTGAAGGCATCAATAAATTGCTCTTTTACTGCATCTGCTTTCTCGCCATTAAAGCCCATCACCAGAAACATCCAGCCATCCTTAGTCATTTGATAGAATTTTCTAGGCTTTCCATTCTGCAAGTCATTGTTTTCAAAGCAAAGCGCAAAATTGCGTTCACGAAATTTCTGTGAGCATTTCATATTTTTTATAGAGCGAAGCACATCAGAGTGTCGTTTTTTGAATGCTTCCGCTACTGCATAACTGGTTGTCTTTGGTTCGCCATTTTCATTTGAGACCATGGCGCGTAAATTTAATGTTGTCATCATGTTCATAAGATTTCCTCTTATATGACCATGTTCAGAAAAAGAAACTGGCAGGCAAGTTGAACATGGAAACGTGCTTTTCGAACCGTCGTTCTAGCCAGTGGTTTGCCTAAAAACAGGCATAAAAAAAGCCCTGCATCGCTGCAAGGCTCATTTTCTCAGTTAAAAAATTGGCTAATTGTCCAATTTTCCTGTTTTGAATTTGGTGAATTTTGGTCAATAAAAAACCCCGCTTATTGCGAGGTTTATGTTTTGGGTTGAGTGATTCCCAATTTAGACAAAATAATATATAAACGGCATTTAGGTCAATTGATACTGCACAATTTTTCTAGTTCACTCGGAACTCAGCTCTGATTATTTTTGCGTAGAAGTTCTTTTCATCCATGCTTTGTGGTGCATGAACTTTGTATATTTCGAGATGAGATACACTAAAAGACTGTAAATGCTTTCGCCATATGTCGCACAACTCAGAAAGCATCATCATGCCGCTACCAAGTGGAGCAAAGCATTGAATTGAAATAATGCCTTGATCCCGAATGCATGGCTTATCACCAATGCCTACAATCTGGCTATCAGCGTATTGAATAAACGCCTTACTCCAAGCCTTATTTTTCGGTGGCTCAAATGGCATGCCATGACTTAGTGGCTTATTCACCATTTCAACGATTAGATTTTCGAGTTTGGCAATTCTTACCAATTCCTGATGAATGGCTGTTTCAGCCTGAGTAAGTGTCATCATTTGTATTTACTCGCTACTGATTGGTAGGACAATGCGTAGACACCATTGGGTGCTTGCTGACTCCACCCATTTTCTAAACGTGTGCCGTATGGACTCAATGTCTGGATATAGACAAGACCGCCTATTTTCGCTGTAGATGCGACTTTCAAACCTTCTGCTAGTGTTGCACCACCCGATAGGTCAAAGCCTTTCTCATACATGCCTTGCGGTCTATCAAGCGTTACTTTGTGCGATGCCCGAAATTCACCATCCATGACAGGCGAGCGCACAATAACTTGCTGCAATGTTTCGCCTACAATCTTTTTGAGATGGTCATCTGCATTCTTCACCACATCAAGCGCAAAATTAGTCGGTTTGTTTTTCCATCCCATTTAACACCTCGGCAGATTCTCAGTTAATTCGCGCTCATCGTATGAGTTGTGAATATAAGCGCCATCTTCATATCTCACACCGCACTTGCAATCAGGATTGAAATCATGTGGTTTTAAATCATTTTGAGGTATCACATGAACTGAATCATGGATTTCGTGTACTTCCCAAGCCATAACTACACCTTTCTAAGCTGACAAGTCCAAATACTATCTGTCGGATCAGCCCCAATATTCACCACTTTAAAATCACCTTTACTGGTTGCCCAAACATCACCAATCTGCGGAATGCCTGTAACTTCATTCTGCAGAACAATTGCTTTTGCATCTTCGGCTTGATAATCAGCAGGCTTCACCAAGTCTTTTTGATATGAGCCAAACAGAACGCCCCGCCCTGAATATGATTCATCACCAACAATGGGATAAGTCTGCGTTTCAAAATCAAACTCACCCGAGTAAATCAGTTTTGTGCAGGTGAAGGTGTCGACAGCATCGGCCAATTTTGTACTGAATGCTTGCGCAACCTTGGCTTGGATTTTATCTTTCATCACTTCACCACAAATGTATTAATTGCAAAGCCTTTTAAAAGATACGGACTCAGCAAGTCATCAATGAATAACATTGTCGAGCTTTTGCCCTGCTCCATACCTGCCACGTACTCTGTCTGAACCTCTACGGTATCTGCTTTGACGCGTTCGGATTTCACTACACCATCCGTACGGTCTTTATATAACTCACCTTTAGCGGCTAACTGTGCAGCATAAGCCCCTGCAAGTAATACATCTTCTGGAATTACTTCAAATTGACGCAAATGCTTAACACGAAGCCAAGCATTCGCCTGAGTAACTGCGAGATTAGCGTCACCCGATCCAGCCCAATCTGGGCCAAGGCTTTGAGTGACTGAATCGATAGTGACGTAATTCATAGTTATTCCTTGGTTGTTTCGGTTCCAGCTGCAGCACCTTCAGTGCCACCGCCATTCTTACCAGCATCATCATCTTTAGGCGGTGTGCTTGAACCTGTAGATGATCCAGATGCTTTGCCTGATACCTTTTTAGGCTGCTGAACTTTAAATCCAGCAACTACATCTTCCCAGCGGGTTTTCTTTTCGCCTTTACCAATAGCCATGTTTAGCTCCTTACTTGGTTAGAATGAATGCCAATGGAATGGCTTTGCGGTCATAGACACGTGTCCAGTTTGCAGCTAAAGCAAGGTCAGCCCATGATGCAGAAATTGCTGGATCTTCTGTACCGTTGCCAGTGATAGTTGCACTGGTGAAGCTGTAGCCGAGCGGGTGAATGAATGTCTTACGACGCGACCAGATTGTTTCTACACCACCACCGTTTGCTTCTTCATCTTTGTAAGAAACAGTTTGAGCATTGTCTGGTTGACCAAAGCCGTAACCAATCGCACCAGCACCCAAAAGGATTGAAAGGTACTGACCTGAAATCATCGGCATGCCGTCATCTTTAACCAAGCGCTTACCTTGATAAGTAGCAATCTGAGTTTTGGCATCTGAATGCTCAACAAACTCGATCAAGTTTTGCTTTTGAAGATCAGCATACTTTTTAGAGTGAACCACTAGAGCGCCCAAGCCCTCATCGCTATCACCCATAGTTGCACCAGCATCAATGATGATGTCAGCATCCAGAGTGCCAACTGCATCTGATACCACCATGTCGCTTGCATGATTGGCCACGTTGTCGGCATACACACCCAAAACGGATGCAATTAGACGACGTTGAACCTGACGTTGCCAGTAGCGGTTTAGTTTGCGACCTACTGCGGCAAGTGGATCTTGTGCGGTTAATTCCTTCACAAGGTTTGCAGCCGCCCAGCCTTCGTTCAGGTGAGCAATGCGGGCTTTCATCACACCAGTATTCAGTGCCAACGGAACAGCTTTGTCAGCCGGGTTGTCGTTGCTGTAGTTTGGTTCGATAGACGCATCCAAATCATTCCAGTATGGAACTTCTTGAATTGCAGTACGCGCATTCAATAATTGGCTAAATTCGTTATTGGTGACCAATACACCTGAATCAGCAAATGCGGTTTTTTCAAGGGAATCACGATCAATGTAGCTTGCTAGAAGGTCGCGGTTATAAATATCTGTAAGGCGAACTGATGCCATAAGATTAATACTCCAAATTATTTATTAAATTCGCCATTGTCTAAAGCAGCCTTGAACCCTGATGGGTCGCGTAATTGCCACTCTTGACGCTCGGCTGTCGTCATTTCATGTGGTTTTTTAGTAGCACCGCCACCTTGACCACCAGAAGCCCCACTTCCTGATGCGTTTGACGCACGAATCAAAGGCTTGAATGCCTCATTCGCACGAAATTCTTTTTCTAAATCTTCAATGCTCAATGCGCTTGGCTTGCCCTGCAAATCAAGAACACGGATTTTGATTTCACCATCTACAGTTTCAACCTGTAGGCGATTGCTGATATGTGGAAGCAAAACGGAATCACTACCTGGTACAGCGAGTTTCGCTGCCAGTTCAGTAGCTTTACTTCCAACTGTTAATTTGTAGACTTGTGCTTCAAGTGCCTGTTTTTCGTTTAACAGCTCGGTTTCGCGTGCTGCAAGCTTTTCACTCCATGACTTTTCCAAGGCTTCGATATTGCCGTTTTTGCGGGCATTTTCTTCAGCTTCTTTTCGGGCCTGTTCTTCCGCTTCTTTGCGCTTTTGCTGTTCCGCTTTCTTTTCAGCAAGCAGCTCATCAACCTTCTTACGTAGGCCCTCATCATTTTGTGGCTGCGGAATACCTTCGATTTTCAGGACGTATTTACCGTCTTTTTCTTCATAGAGTGATTTGACAGATTCCTCGACACCATCGAGATTTTCTAATTCATACTTCAGCATTTTGCTCTCCGAGCGATTGTGCAGTCACAAACTGCGGGCATAAAAAAAGACCCGTTTGGGTCTAGGTTTGGATTTGGTTTATTTGCGCTGATTGCTCAACTCAATATCTTTTTGATTAATTGAGCTTCGCATAACAGGTGTCTTTTTCTTAGGTGGTATCTGGAAAGTTGCAGTCACAATCGTCATCCCATCCACACTACATTCAGCACTAACATTTGACTGTATGCCTATCTCTTGTTTGGTTTCGGCATCTACAAGTACAAATTGATTGGTGCCTTCAATAAGCTTTAATTCAACGTCTTTCATAATCCCAATTCCTTAAACGTCTTTGCATCCAGCGCCTTCAACTCATCCAGCGTGTACATGGCGCCTTGAGGATCGACAAACTTATCAATGCTGTACTTACCTTCTTTGTAGAGCTTGTAGCGTGCTGGACCGAGCCATTCTTTCTGAAAAAACTCATCAGTCTGGTCGAAAAACTTCTTAAACGATGTATTGGCATCCAACTGGCCAATCAGGTCTTTACGTTCATCTTTTGGAATATCCTTGACCTTACGCTCATCCATTACAAACGGACGCTTGCCTGATAGCTTTCCATCAGCATCAACTCCAATGAGAACGCTGCGGCAGTTATAATGCAAAGGCGGTTGCGGATGTGGCTTATCAATCTCATACACCGACTGATCTAGTACAGAACACGTTTTGGACGTTCTCCCGTCCAAAGTACTGACGAATTTCACATGAGTGAATCCAAGTGCCTTCCAGGTATCGTCATATGAGATATTCGCTACATGACTTCGTGCGGTCCGAACAGTACGCTCAATCTCTACCTTGGTCGCATCCCAGATACCACCCACATAAGCGTATTGATTGCCGACCTTGGTTCGCTTGCCACGAATGCAGGTAATGATTTCCTGATTCGTCTGCCCCTGATTGATACCGTCACGAATCGCATATTCAACCTGCTTTCGCGCCTTATCCAGTACAAAGCCAAACATTTCATTAATGAGCTGACCGCCTGCCAATGGAGTAGACTTTGCTTTTTTATAAAGCTGCTCACCACTGACCGAAGCTGCTGCACCTGTCATCAACTGACTAACATAAGATGCTTCATACACCGCCATGCTGACCGCTGACTGGTGGAAGGTTTCTGGCACCTCGACTGAAATCTCTTTAAATCGGTCATTCAGCAGGATTCGGATTTCTTTCAATTGATCAGTAGTGTATTGACCGCTCGCCAATGCGATTCTTTCAGCGTCAGACAGGTTTTCAAGCAATTCCCTTAGCTCGGATACCAACTTGTTAGACAGTCCGTAGAATCGGCTTAAAACTTCATTTACAGCTTGGGTCGATGCTCGATAGCTATAGGCTGAATGTTGGCTTAAAGCATTAAGTATTGCTTTCTGTGCTATTTGGTCATTCATAGTTCACACCTGGTAAAGCACTAGCTGTTTCAGCTTCGATCCGCTGTTCTTCTTCCTCAAAATCAATCTCAGGAACTTTTCCGGTTGTTCGGATTTCATGGAAGGTTTGACGGCTCAATTTGCCTTGCTGGACCAGCTCGTTATAAAACTTCAAGGCATCAAGTGAAAGCTTACCTTTAGCAAAGTCCTGTTTGATCGTGAACTTAGCTTTACCAGATCCAAAGTACTTGGCACACCAGCGCAACACAATTTCAGAGGCTTCATTGAGGTTCGCCACACATAACGACAAGACAGAATATTTCGCCATCGATTCATTGTTGGATTCGGTTGCAGTTTTCACCACTTGATTTTCCTCAAGCAGTTTTGCCCCCAAAGCCTTCATGTGCTTCTCTTTGGCTTCCATTGCCTCTTTGGCAATCATCTGCTCCTCTGCTTGAGCAAAGGTGAATGTCGCACCCGTTGGAAGCATTAAAGGAGTTGTAGAGCCTAGCATTACACCATTTTCTTGCAGCCAATCGCGCCACTCGGTATCAAGGCCAGTCATCACTGGTTGAATCTGGCCACAGAGGAACACACTGTTCTCATACTCAGCTGAGTTGTGATAATGCGCGATATTCATCAATGCCAGTGACTCAAGCGGGATATTATCAATCTCCCAATCATTGGCCACCGATCCAAGCGGGATAAATGGTATCTCATTCCACTTGGCGCCATTTGCATCAGTCGGATAATACGGTTCGCTATCAGCTTGCAGGGTGCCAGTACGATCAGAATAAATCTGAACACAATATTCACCGTTCTGGTCCAGTCGCAATACCCGATAAAGCTGAATCTCTTTTAGGCTAAACTCGTCACTCGGATCCACAATAGAATCCTTCTCAGCAAGGACTACCAAAGCTGTCTTAAAGTGAGCACCTACCTTACGCACACCCCAATTGATAATGCTTAAGGTTTTGTAATGCACGACTGTCGGCAAAATACCTAAACGCTCAACCTCAGCAACCGAAGTCGCACCATCTGTCTGCGGATAATCCACAAAGAGACCGCCACGGCCAGCATCAAGTAAGCCACCCAAAGCGCTTTGCATCAAATGGTAGTAAGACTTGCCAGTACCATCGGCATTGTATTTCAGGAAATCCATACCATCAGGATCAAAGTTCGGATCTTCCGAGAAGGCAATGCCGATTAATTCCTGTTTAGTGTCTTTGGTGATTTCATACAGCACAGCACGATCACGATAAGCCTGATTGCGTAAATCATTCTCGCGCTGATCCTTGCTCACATTGATTTCAGGCAGATATAAAGCACCTGCCTTTTTCACTGCATTTGCACCATCACATAGATCGTGAACGACCTTCCAGCGGCCTTCAAATTCAGCATATTTAGGATGTTTTGAATTGACTGCCATTTAGTACACCGTGCTTAATGAAATAGTTTTAGGTTGAATCTTCTTCGACATCGCTACAGCAAAATATCTAAAACCATCGGCACCATGCGAAGTATGGTCATGCAGAGGTTTATCCTTCCAGCAGCCTTTCTTGTCATCCCACTCTTTGCGATAGTTTTCCAGATGAGAAATACCTTCCTCACACTTGGTTTCATCAAACTCACATCGAGGCAGGATTTCACGGGCCAATTCAATGCCGTCCATGATTCCAATATTAGGAACCACTTGGAAACGAACTGAATATTTCACCCCATCAATCTCATAACCTTCTTTGGCAATATCAAGGCGAGATTTACCATCGTTCATCAATGAGCGGTTTTGAATATCATGTGGAGCGTAATGTGCTGAATAGGTATAGCCGCGATCCTTCAAGACCTTGAAGTAATGACGCATGCCTTCGCCTGAGTTTTCGTAGTAATCAATCACCTGATAATGATCATCACCGATCTTGCGAATGAACCAGATCACCATAGAATCCGATACACCCAAATCCCAGAAGGTCATCACATCCAAGTGTGAATTATCAGGCAACTCACCAATGCGGCCATTCTCGTACAAGAATTTGAATTGCTTCTTGTAGTAAGCGCCCTCTACTGACTGAGCAAAGGCCTCGGATGGAATAGATGGATACTCACGCTTAATATCCTCACCAAGCGTTTTCTCTTTCTGCCAGTACCATTGTTGCTGCTCTGGTGTGGTATGGATGTTGTATTTAGCTTTTAGCTCAGCAAAGTAATCTTTTAGGCGCTGCGGAATCTCAGCTGTAACCGGCAGGGCATAATCATGATTCTTCCACCATGAGAAGAAAAAGAATTTCCAGTCTAGGATGCCAAGTGTTTTACCTTGCAGTTGTAACTTCTCAGCAGTCTGGCAGTAGTCATAGAAATAACCTGACTTACCTTCAGCTGTAGACTCAAGGGTAATCTTTCCACCCAAGCCAACTGCCTCAAAAGCACCAGTGACAATCTCACGGGCCTTATCCGGGTATTTCGCACAGATCTTACCGAACTCGGAAATATGCAATCGCTTTAGCGTTCCACCACGAAATGATGTACTGACCGTGACTGATCCACCTTTGGAAAATACAAGCTCTTCCTTGGTTTCAATGCTTAATGGATTGGCTGCACGTAATGGGTGTGGAAGCTTCTCATAAGCATACTTAACCTTTTCCCGAAACAGACGTTTAGCATCATGCAGGGTATGTGCAATCAAGGCACATTTATCAGACATGAACAGTGCAGCATCCAATTGAATGATGCACATCTCAGTCGTAAAACCGAGCTGACGTGCTTTTAGGATGATGTTTCTCGACCACTCGTTTTCAAAGTACTCTAGCTGCTCAAGTGTCATCTTGAACTTAACTTGTTTGCCGTTCTTATCAGTGATGTAGTAGAGATTATTTAAACGGAAATGTTGGTCAATAAGTTTTGCTCTATGCTCAGGTTTAAGCATATGCCCTCCTTATTTTCAGTCGTTGCTTAGCTCATCCATCAGGTCAGATAGTGATTGAATCTCAAGTTTTCCTGAGTGCTCCACTTTGTCTTTAAATGCGCCCACAGAGACATGCCTACCTAGTAACTCAAGATTCTTCACCTTGTCAGGCCACTTGATCTTTTTAAAACAACCTTCACCATCACTCAGTTCAAGATTCTCAAGATTTACCACGTACTGTCGCCAAACTTTAGGCCATTCATTAACAGGTCGAATCTTCATCTGATCATCCATGATGTCCAGGACATCCATTTGGTCAATTTCGACCAGACGTCTTAAGACATAGGCAGCATCAATTTGGGTTTGTTCAGTACGTTTGTTTTGCGCTTCCTCAATTGCTTTTGCAATGTTAGGTTTTGTGAGGTTTTCGCTTCCAATCTCTTTGGCTGTCTTCTCACTGTACCCAGCACGAATCGCGGCTTGCGTAGCATTTAGGTCTATCAGATATTCTTCGACAAACCTTTGCTGTTTGGGTGTTAGGTTTGCCATATCTTTACTCCATCACATATTTAAGATCATCTGGACAGGTGAGCCTCACACCATCCTTTAAGCACCACATTTCAATATCAGTTAAGAATTCAGCCATCTGCTTTGGCGTGGCTTCCGTGATGCTCATTCGATTTGATACAAACTGTCTTAATGGCTCATAGCCTGAACTTCCTGACTTTTTCAAATCACGCATGACTCTAAATGTTTCTGGATACTCGCCCACATTGTCACGATTAAAAATGATCGACAGGTATTTGTATTTAAAGAATGCAGACGCTTCTTCTTTATCCAGTCCACGCTGTTTGCCGTACTCAGTCATCCACAGCCAGTACAATCTTCTTTGTGCGCTGGATAATGTTTCTTGCTTCTGATCAATGCGAACAACTAAAGGCTTCCCATCACTCAAAGCATCCGCATGATGTCTGTGCATATACGCAATAGCACGGCCTACTTCTTCAAATGATTTAATAACAAGTGTTATGGGTTCTAGCTTAGAAACATTCTTCATCATGCTTACCCATCATCAACTCAGTCTTAACCAACCACTTCTCAAACATGGCTTCACTTTGTTCTCGGTTGCCCAATTCAAAACGATCGAATGCAGCATGGCATTTAAAACAAAGGGGAATTACAAATAGGTCAGAACTTTTAATCCCTCTACCCTTACCATGCTTTGCTGAATTACTGTGAGCTGCCTGTGAGTTTGGATTACCGCACCGGATGCATGGTAGCTTTCTGATTGCTGCGAGTCTTTTGTGGTTGCGCTTCATAGAGATTGATTCTGATGTTTCTTGCCCGCTCTCGGTGGCGTTTAAGCTTTTCATCAATATCCACCATCTCTTTAGCAGTCATCATGCTGCGTGACAGGCTGAGTAAAATATCAATCTGGTCGCAATGCTCTTTTAATTCCCTTTGTGCAGATACTATGTCCATATTCACCGACCTTGACGCTTATATTTGCGTCTCTTTGCCTGACTTACACGGTTAGGCTTTGATTTATGTTTTGCTGGTTGAGTCAAACGCATAGCCCGCGATAATGCACCCAAACTATCGGTAGCTCGATGCATCCCATCACCAACCACCATCATCCCCATGGATGCTAAAGCCATTCCTAAACTCATTCGACTCATTCGCATATTCACCACCAATAAGAAAAGAAAAACCCCTCAACATCTAGAATGCGAGGGGCTTTGTTTGCCGTAATACGTCCGGCGACTGTTACCGAAGTGACAAGGGTTTATTCAACTTCTCTCAAACAATCCCGACACACCTTGATTTCTTCATCATCAATCGTGTAGTCGATCTCAGTGGCACCATGTAGGCCAAATAAGCAAAGGAAAAATTGGAGCATCACAGCACCTCGAATTGATCTCCCTCATACACAAACTGGAAGCCCATACAGCGAGCATCTTCAGTTAATGATGGGAACATTGGTGATTTCTCTTTTGAGCAAATGATGGCTACACATTCAGCCTTGCACTTATCTTCACGATCTACAACCAGAATCATTTCGTTATTATCTTCATCTGGTAGCGACTCAATAACACATGGAGCCAAATAACCAAACTCGTCAGCAATACCCCAGGCGTAATCCCATGCTTTGTCACCAGTTTTGGCAATATGCACATCGTTAAACTGGAATTCATTGTTTTGGTATTTGATTGTTTTCATGATTGGCTCGGTTATTTTTAGAATCTGGGTGGCGGCATTAATTTAAAAACCACTAGAAATTAATAGGACCGCCATAATGCAAAAAGCCCACCTTTTGGCTAGCTTTCCTTGATGCTTAAACCTATTTTTGACATTTCACTTCAAACTGGTATTCGTCTTGAGTGACCTTAATTTTAATATTTTTATATTTTCGTTTGTTTGGATCCATTGCCGAGCCAGCCACTTCCTCAAAAAAGCTACGATCATTCATTAGCTCGCCATACGCTTTATAGCCTAATAAAATCTTTTCAGGCTTTTTGCCTTCAGCCACTAATTTACCGAGAGTATCTTCTAGTTTTTTAACAGTTAAAATCGCCATTTCAATTAGAGCTCAAAAACAAAAAGGCATTATCACTTAATTTTATGAATAAATAATGTCAAAAAAGCCCACCTTTCGATGAGCTTTTTAACACTTGGTCACTTTTGTATAGAACGACCAGTCTATAAAAATACTATCTTATATGGGGCTTATTTGTCAATTAAGCTTTTCTTAAATTTTTCCGATAAATATCAGCATAAAAATCTATCTCATCGCGCATATCTGAAAGCATAATTTCCACCATATTTTCCAGATAAGCATAGTGCTCTCGGTAGGTACGCATCTTCATTTCCGTGATGCCAAAAAAACGTAATTTGTCTTCAGCTTTAAAATTACCCATATCTCGAAGACTTAAGAATAACGCCATCTTTGCCACCTTGAGTGCAAAGGACTTAAGATCAAATCGAATGCGTTGCACATCCTTTGCTAAAGCCTCATAGAGACTAGCAGCTAAATAATGATGCAAAATATTGTAGGCCATTGTGTTATCTCGATAGTCACCCCATACCAAGATTTCACAATATGCCTTTGTTGCCTGATCATCGATTGAAGCAATAGCACCACAGCGATCTTCCCATGTAATTGGCTCCAAACTACCACCCCCTTGACTTGGTTCATAATTCGCAGTCTTTGCTCTTAACTGCTGCCCCAACCATTCAATGTTTGTCATCTTTTCAGCTACCATCGCATTCATCCCTATTCCCTCAAACCCTTAACTTTTCAACTTGAATAATCAGCTTCCCGCCTTTTTCTGATGGCAACCGCTTCACAAGCAATTCATCCACCTGGGAATCATCCAGAATCAATCCACCTTTCGACAAAGCATCGAAGCAAGGCTTAACGATGTTATCGATGTCGCGTATTTTCGCATCAGGTGGCGCGTATTCGATCTTTACGCGAACTCTGCCCTGATACCCTGCCGGCTCGATAAAACGCTTCATAACGTCAATAAAGTGGATTGCACGCTTACTTAATCGGTTGGTCTTGTTGGCCCCACGAATCCAGTAGTGATTCACCGAAGGAGGTGTGATTAAAACTTCACACCAGAGCAGTTCATCATTCATCACACCAAATCCCTTCCCTTCGACCAGATGAGCCGGAACCTTTGGCATTGGATCTGGATTGGATTTCTTCTTCCCCGACTTGGCTGTTACACCAAATCGAGGGCCAATACCGGCTTTTCGTGCCTGTGCTGCGGTGATTCGAAGATTAGTCATTGGCACCTCGCCACATCATCGAAGCAAAGCAAGCCATAAAAATAAGCATCAATACACCTAAAACAGTCGTCTTGAACTCAGCGAAAAGAACAGTATTGCAAATCAAAAGCACTGCGGTTTCTTGTTGGAATTTACTCATGATCACCTCGCAGGGCTTGCTTCACATATCTAGCGAAATCACTCAAGCTATCAATATCACTATCTTCATAAATATCGATCACGCGCTGAACCTCACTTAATTTGGCTTTTAGCTCATCAATCTCACCCTGACGAGCATTCCAGCCTTTGGTGTGCCATTCCTGAGTGAGCTCGACAAATTCATCCTTAGAGCGCTGACGTTGTGTGCTCCACCCCTGATAAGTCATCTGAACCGGCAGCACTCGATAAACATCACCATCCTTATCAAACAGCTTGTCACCATGGATGAATCGCATGTTTGTGTAGAAGTCTTGATCCTCAAACCACTTTTCAAAATCACTCATGCTCAATCACCTTCGTATTCGGGCTGATATGATTAGCAATGTCCGTGCAATGGTCAGTTTCCTCATCCGACCACTGCTTTACATTCACATCAAAAGGCTCTGATTTTTGTTCTGAGCAATAGGTGCAGATAAGTTGACGTTTGGTGTCCCCAATCTTGGAAATATTTTCCCAATCATGGTCACATTCCTTTAATTCTGTTTTCTCGATTAAGTTCATGCTGCTTTCCCTCGCTTATTAACTAACGACCACTGGTTTTCCTCTTTTTTAAGTGACGCAATCAATTTGCCTGCATCGCGCAAACTCAAATATGATTGGAATTGGCAGTAGGATAGAAAATCCTTAAAGTGAGCTTGTGCAATCATTCGGACTTGTGACTGCGTTAATTCAAATCCCTCTGGAATACCTTGTTTTTCCCAGTTCTTAATCATTTCCTTTTGCAGCCCTTCCCACTCACCCATAACTGTCTTGATACCATCCACAAAATGCACTTTAGCTGAGCATCCACCCATCAACTCTGCATGTGTCATCGGCGGCAAGGTTAATGCAAATGGCACTGTTAGCATTTCGTCTGTTTCCAGATTGTAGAAATGCGAGTCAATGCCGATCTCCCAAGATTCAGGCGTTTTAATCAATTGCTGCTTGAGCGCGATAATTAAATCCTGTTCTTCATAAGCGCCAATCGTCACATGGGCAGGCACATAAGCATCGTCAGGCAAGTTGTTTTCTTCTGCGTAATCATTAATTGCCTTATTCACATGCTCAACAACAAAGTCCATCTGAAACTCATACAGCACATCGCAGGCTTTCCAATTCGCCCGAAATTGAGCTTCTTTTGATACCCTGATCTGACCCAACTTATTCGGGTTGTATTTCTTATTGCGCTTTTTCATGCAGCCTCCCCTTGTTTGGATTGAATTTCCAGTTCCTCAACCTGTGCCATGACCGCTATAATCTTTTGGTGTTCATCCTTGGTTAAGCGAGCACCTCTTTTTGATGTGGTAATGCTGCCGCGTATGCGATAAAGCGGAATACCTGTCAGTTCAGCCAAATATGTGCGTCTTGGTTTTAATGTGGCGCTTGAATTGCACCACTTGATTAAGCGATTGACTTGCAACGATGAAGCGTATGAAGAAGGCGTTTCAACCGTTGAGCGCTGTGGGCGTGGCTTAAACTCCGTACCTGGCAATTTCTGAACCTGACCACCAGACTTAAGGAATTTTTTAACGTCCCGGGTAAGTGTTTTGCGCAGCTTCTCTTTCTCAACCGGAACCGCTGTTGACTTACGTGCCACGCTTTCAGCTTTTACGTGTTCTAAAAATTCTGATTTATTGATGTTCACACCCCACCCCCTACTTGCTCTTGAGCCACACTTGCAAAGCGACACACATCCAATTGATCCTGAACCAACACGATCCCCTTCTTGCCATGACGGTTTTTAGTCACAAGCACCTCAGTCACACCAGTCGGCATTAAGTCCTCTGATTGCAGCTTTGGGTGTAGCAAGACGATCTGGTCTGCATCCTGTTCAATCTGACCCGATTCTTTAATGTCTGAACTCTTTGGGCGCGAGCCTTTGTCTGCATCACGATTCAACTGCACTAATGCAATCACTGGGCATTCAAATTCCTTCGCCATTGATTTAAGTTCACGGCTGATTGATGCCACCTCCTGAATGCGGTCTCTTTGGCTTGGATTGCGAAGTAACTGCAAGTAGTCAATAACGATGCACCCAAGTCCTATCTTCTTGTAGCGGCGCTCTGCTTTGCGTACATAGGTACGAACTTCGCTTAATGTCGGCTTTTGCTTCGGTTCGATCCAGATTGGCAATTTTGCATAGGCAGCTTGCGCATTGGTGAAGTCCTGCATCACACCTGACGACATACGAGCGTTGTGCAGCTCGTCATAAGGGATCAGACTCAAGGCACTAATCATTCGATTAACCAAAGTCTCTTTATCCATCTCAGCCGATACAAACAGCACACCTTTGTTTTTGATTGCAGTATCCAGTGCCAGCATTTGAGCCAAAGTCGATTTACCTGAACCCGGTCTACCACCAACGACACACAAATGCCCTTTTTGAACCGTACCAATGAGGTTGTCCAAAGTAGGCAGATTGAACCTCACACCTGACGGCTTACCCTGTGCCAGTGCTTCGGCTTTCTCGATCATCTTTTTCAAAGCACTATCAATGGAGTCTTCAAAGCTTGAACCTAAGTTATTCTGATCCTGATTGTCTGATCCACTAAATAGTCCCTCTGCTTCAGCAAAGACATCATCCAGATTTAAGTCATGAGCAATCATGGCAATCTTCTTGCCAATTTCCTCAACCTTGCGGTGTGATTTCAGTTTATTAAGTTCAGATACATAGCTGCCCAAGTTATAAAAACTTGATGGCGATTCAGACATGATCGTCATCAGATAGTCAGAAGCATCAACCAGAGATTTACTTTGATTGAGTTTCTGTTCAACCAGTACAGCGTCATAAGGTCTTCCAGAATCAGCCAATTCGGAAATAGCTTTGAAAACCTCTTGATGCTTTGTTGAGAAGAAGCAGTCTTGAGTTAAGTCACCTGCCACAGTTTCATAAGAGTTTTGAACTGTCATCAATGCAGCAAGTACACATTGCTCGATTGCGATGTTATGAATATCAGACATTACCAAGCCCCTTTGACTGTTTTAAGGTTTTGAGGTGCTGGTGCTGCTTGATTAAATACTGGTGCTTGAGTTGTCCAGTAATCGTTCTCCCAATTCTTTTGATTTAGCCAGGTAGTCGGTGCTGGAATAAATTCACCATCCTGTTTAATCCAAGATTGATCTTGTTTTTGAGCATTTAGAATTTTGATCAATGTTTCAGTAGTCACAACTGATTTGTATTTCTCAAAAGTTTTAAATGTTCCAGACTTGTCTGATTTACGCTTACAACGTGGATATGATTCCCAGAATTTTTCAAAGTCTTCTGAGTACACCCCTTGCTTTAAAGTTGCTTTAAAAGAAGTTGTTTTAATAGATGCGGTTTTTCCGACAAGATTGGATTCTGATTTTCCGACAAGATTGCTATCTTTCTTGTCGTTTTTTCCGACCTTAGATTCTTGATTCGGTTTTTCAGAGTCGAGAACTCCATCACACAATTTGTACTCAGTAACCGACTTATATTTGCGTGTAGCTTCAATAATTCCCTTGTCTTCAAGTAAGCGCAATGCAGCAATAACAGCATCTTTTTTATAGCCAGTGCTGCGTTCAAATTCAGCAATACTAATTGCGCGAGTATCAACACCCCAGCCGCGTGTACGTCTTACAAGGTAGACATACACAGATAAAGGCGCACCCTTAAATTCAGCCAAAGTTCCACCATCAATACAGGCATTAGGGAGCATGAAGGCATTAACAATAAAATTACTCACAATCTCCCCCTTGTTTAAATTCAACGTACTCATCCTGCACTTCTTCAATGTGAAACATATCCAGATCAGCGTCATATAAATCGGCAACTGGGCAATAGCGCGAGGTGAAATTCGGATTTTCACGCTCGTACTGGTCAACGAATTGGCGGGTTAAGTGGTTCATGCAGCACCTCGCAAATTGAACTTAGCCCACTCTCCAGCAGTCCACTCGACACCTTTTGGTGTGAATAGAGATCGTGTGAATGTGTGGTTGCTCTCGCTGATACCTGTGTTGTTGTGGAATCGCTTTGCATCTATGTGGTTTTGATATGCCAGCCACTCACCATTGAGCTTGTACATAATCTTTTCTTTTTTTAAGAAGTCGCGGAACTTGCGCTCGTTTGCACCTAGTAGTTTTGCTACCTGGCGGAATGTTTTATTGCCGTTACCTGCAACGTATTTATCAACGAATGCGACTTTTGGGGCTTGGATTTCTAACTGCTGCTGAAGAACCAATTTCTGCTGCTCAGACTCAAGAGCCATTTGCAGGATTTCCATTTTGGATAGTTCGCGGTTTTTGCCTTCCAGTTCATACCAGCGCTTAACAATGGCGGCTGTAAACTCAGGACAAAGCTGAGCAACCACAGTAATTGAGTCTAATTTTCCTTGCTCGCCAGAAAAAACATAAAAAGTTGTTGGCCGGCCTGCTGTGGCCTTTTCCCCCATTGGGGGTAAAGTAATAACACCACGCTCAGCCAGTCTTTCAACTGACTGCTTAACTTTGTCGTGGCGAGATTGAACAAGCTCAGAAATATCCAGAGTGTCCATTGATTGCTCGGAATTTCCGAACTGTGTTAATATTGGCATGTTCATATTGGTTAGCCCCTTTGTTGAATATCAAGCTCATCTGTTCCCGCAGATGGGCTTTCTTTTTGGTGTACCAAAGTGCCCGAAGTACACTTTGACCGATTACGCGCTCTTGCCATACGCTCGTACTTAGCATCTTCAGCTAGTAGGGCTTTCGCTATGACCTCACGCACCCAGTTACACGAATCCTGCTCATTGGTTTCGCTAGCAATAGCGATTGCATCAAGCATTTCATGTGTAAATTTGATTGTTTTCGGAACGGTGTATTTCCCGCCCAAATATCCTTTTTCGATTGCTTCTTTCAAATCATCGACTCCCATTAGTGGATTCCTTGCAATTTCTAAAACTCATAAACTTACCTATACAGCTTCTTTGCTATGTGTGATTGGTTGCTTTCCAGCCGCTAAATCTCGAATTTGGTATTCACGTGCTAAGGGGATTTTTTGGTTAGGCCATTGGTAAACGGCAGGCGGCTCTATTCCAAGTAGCTTTGCCAGTTCAACGCCATTAACCCCAAGCAACTCATATGCTTCTTGTTTGGTCATTGGTATTTACTCAATAAAGTAAGATTTCTTAGTATTTAATCAAAGAAAACTTATAAAAGCAATATGTAAGATTACTTATATGGAAAAAACAACTATTGGTCAGCGCATACGTGCGCTTAGACGTTCGAAAAAATTAACTCAAGCGCAATTAGCAAAGATTGCTGGAGTGAGTTCGCCCGCTGTAACTGAGTGGGAAAAAGATAGTTATTTGCCTAAAGCAGGATCATTAGAAGCAATGGCAAATCATTTTGGGGTAACGACTGAATACATACTGACTGGCAAAGGTGATCCTAGCGCCACGCAAAAAGAGCAGTCCAATGTGGTTCCTGTGGCACCACGCATGGCCCCTGTCTTGTCATGGGTTCAGGCAGGTACGATGACCAATGTCGAATCTGTTGACATGTCCCAGGTGGAAGAGTGGCTGCCAATTCCAGATGGTGATTGTGAAAAATGCTTTTACCTGAAAGTTCAAGGCTTGAGTAACTACCCAGAATTCCATGAAGGTGATTACATTCTTGTAGATCCGACCCTGCCATTTTGTGACATGAACTCAGGGGATATTGTTGTTGTTAGAAAGTTTGATGACGCGACTTTTAAGCGCCTGGTGATTGAACCGGACGGCACTAAATACCTACAGGCGATTAATCCTGAATTTAAACCAAATATTATTCCACTTGATGAAAATTGCGAGTTTGTTGGCGAGGTAGTGGATTGTATTCGCTACGTTTATCGAGCTAAGAAGAAACCACGTAAGAATTAAAAATAAAAGCCGCATACCCGAGCGGCTCTTGGATCGGGTGGAGAACTATATGGCCTACTATTCTGTAACTTACGATTTAATAAAATCTAAGGATTACAATAAAATGTACGAAGGCATAAAGGCTGTTTCTAATGATATTTGGGTTAGGCCCACAAGATCACAATGGATAATCCTGACAAATAAAACTGCGGGTCAAGTTCGTGACTTCCTTCAAAACTATATAGATTCTGATGATGTTTTATTTGTTATTGAAGTTGATAAAAGCTCTTGGGCCTCTTGGAATGTTGATAAAAAAATTACTGATTGGTTGAACTCGTAAGACTTTTATCACCAATACTCCCCAAACCAAGGTAGTAATCATCTTGATCTTTGATTGCTCGATCAATCCACTCTTGATTTGCGTTTACTGCAACGTTCTCTAGGAGTGTGATTGAGCCTTCATATAGCTTAATGCGCGTTCCAGCAGGAATGATGCCACGTTCTAATTCTTGATTCTTATCCATAACAAACTCCAAATAACCCACCCTGTGTGGGTTTTCTTTTGTCTATTAAATCATAAAAAATAAGTTTTCTAAAAATAAAACTAACATTTCTTATATTTCTGCTTGACACTAAAACTAAGTTTTCTTATATTTATCTCACAAACAAAGAAAAGCCCCAGCGTTGCTGTAACAACCTGGAGCATGACCCATCACCCTACTGAGTGAGACTATTATGACAACTAAATCCAATATTCTCAAGTCTGCATTCATTGCAGCATCAATCAGCGCGGGGATAGCAGTAGCTTACGCTTTCCAGCCTGCCAAAGTTGCTGATGATAATCCTCAAGTGGTTATCACCGCTCAAAAATATGAAGTGCTTAAACGCGCTTGCCATGAAACCTGCATTGCTACTGTCAAAGCCGACGATTACAGCATCTATGTCGAGTATGCCTTAGATGATGCATCAGTCGAGTTTCTGGACATTCTAAGCGTGGTGCATTTTGACAAGACTGTGAATGCCTATGTTGATCGTTATGAGATTGAAAAGATTAATGCTGCGATTGTTGGGGGTGTGAAATGATGAAAGCTAATGTTGAGTTAATCACTCCTGAAAAAGCTGAAATATACCTCAAGCAAAATACCAGCAACAGGAAGCTTCGTAAGACTTGGGTTGAGTCACTGTCACAAGCCATGATTAAAGGGCAGTACTCGCTTACTCATCAAGGAATTGCTTTTGATGTTAATGGCGTCTTGATTGATGGGCAGCATCGCTTATCAGCAATTGTTAAGTCTGGCGTTGCTCAGCATGTTTTGGTTGTAACAGGTGTCCCTGTTGATGCTTATAAAAATGTGGACATTGGTGTAAAACGCACACACTCAGACACAACCAAGCTTGAAAGCAACATTACTGAAGTTATCAATAAGATTTCAACATTCATATATGGCGAAAAAAAACTTACTGCTGATGATGTTCTTAATTATTACTCAGTGTTTGGTGACAGCATAGACCCATTTTTTTTACTGGCAACACCTTCAGCGAAGAAAACAGTGTCTGCGTCACCTGTGAGAGCTGCTGCGGTTTTGCAGATATTCCTAAAACCAAACGATGCTGAAGTAATTGCAGAGCGATATACAAAACTTGTTTTGCAAGATCAAACCATGTCGCCAGTGCTTTGGGCATTAAGCAAGTCTATCCAAAACGGGACTGTCACAGTAAATGGTAAGAGTGGAGCTGGTCAGCCAGACTTGTTTTGCAGGGCGTTTATTGCATTTGATTCAGGGTGTCAGGAGTACACAAAAATTCAAGTGTCCGACCACAAGATTACCCTAGATAAAATTAGAACAGCTATTGAAAAAGCTCGCATCGAAAGGGGGGTGTGAAATGAACACTTACGCTCAATTCTGTGGATGTGGTGCGGCAATGCGCCCCATCAACCACATCGGAAACCAGTCCTTATTTCTGTGCCGTGATGGTCATAGCACCAAGGTAATTGATTGCAAGGTAAATGAAGATTTCACCCGTGATTTGTACTTTTCAGACCTACCGAGTTTCAAGGTGGATTCTGATATTTCAATTGAAGATAACGTGCTGATGTTTGGTTTATATCGCCAGATTGGTGAAAACCTGTGGGCAACGGCCGACTGTTCGGTGGCTGTACTGCCTCACACGATGACTGAAATGCGCAGTCCGGATGGTGATATGCGATTTGCAGAACCGGTGGATATTGATTCATGGTTGGTCGTGAAAGATACGCCTGTAACGCTGCTGGATGTTTGGAACTTTGAAGCTGAGGAAGGTCAGACATTTACGCTGAATGATGAGCAGATTAAAGAATTACAGCGTCTTGTGAATGAGTACGCGGAACAACTATTTGAAGAGGTGGTTTGAGATGAATGCACCAGTGAAAACAGAAGATCAGGTTGCTGCTCCTGCGAACATTAAACAGTACGTTAGTGATGCAAAGATTCGTCAAAAATTTGAAGAAATTCTAGGGAAAAAAACTCAAGGATTTTTAGCCTCTGTAATGCAGGTTGCGAATCAAGGTTATTTGAAAAAGGCTGAACCTGCGACGGTAATTAACGCTGCAATGATGGCTGCAACTTTAGACTTGCCAATAAATAATAATCTCGGCTTTGCTTACATCGTTCCATTCAACACGAAGCGTAAAAACCCTAATACAAACAAATTTGAGTATGTAACAGAGGCTCAATTTCAACTTGGATATAAGGGATTCATCCAGTTGGCACAGCGCTCAGGTCAGTTCAGCCGTATCGCTGCAACCCCTGTTTATCCAGGCCAGTTGGTTTCTGCCAATCCATTACTTGGTTATGAGTTTGATTGGACTATACCTAATTCAGGTGAAGCGATTGGCTATGTTGCTTTCTTTAAACTGCTGAATGGTTTTACTGCTGAACTGTATATGAGTAAGGCTGATGTTCTTAAGCATGCAGGAAAATACAGTCAAACCTATAAATCTGCTGAAGAAAAGAAAAGTAAGGGCGAGTGGGGTTCAAGTGTCTGGCATGACCAGTTTGAAGCTATGGCTCTTAAGACTGTGACCAAGCTGCTGTTATCTAAACAGGCACCACTTTCTATTGAAATGCAGACAGCACAACTTGCGGATCAGGCGATTGTTCGTGATGTAGAGACCAATGATTTTGATTACATCGACCATAATGAGTCAGTAGGCGCAATTGAAACCAAGATGACTGTTCCAGATGCTGAGTTCCCAGTGCTTCTTGAGCAAATCAAAGGTGGTGCATTCGAGAAAGATTATGTGCTGAGTGAATACGCGCTGACAGATGCGCAACGTCAAGCTGTGGAGGTGCTGCCATGAAGTTATTTCGCTGTTCTTCCTTAAGCAACTTGATTGGCACACCAAAGCTGAAAAGCGAAGTGCTTACAAGCGATGCTAAAAACTCTATTCGCAAGATTGTGAAAGAAGACCTTTATGGCTTCCGCTCGTTCACTGGCAACCAGTACACAGCCAAAGGAAATCTGCTTGAAGATGTGGCGATTGAAATGTCTGGAAAGATGCGATTTCGCAAGCTTACAAAACATGTTGGTCGGGTCAGTAATGACCTGATCACTGGTGAGTGTGATGTGCTGGATCTGGAGCGCAAGTTGATTATCGACACGAAGTGCACCTGGGATATTGGCACCCACCCCTTCTTTGTTGATGAAGCCATGGAGAAGGTTAAAAAGGCAGGCTATGACGTTCAGATGCAGGCATATATGTGGCTGTATGAGTGCGAAGTTGCTGAGGTGGATTTCTGGTTATTTCCCACTCCACTGGAACTCACAAAGGATTGGGATGATCGGGAGCAGTTGATCGACATGGTTGAGAGGATCGACATTCGTGAACGCCTGACCACTGTAGCCATTGAGCGTGATGAGTCAATCATCCAGAAGATCAAAGACAAGATTCCGCACTGTCAGGAGTATTACGTAAAGCTTATGGCTGAACGTAGCAAGGGAGTGAAAGCAGCATGAAAAAACCAACTCTAGTTCATCCGCTCATGACTGAAGCATTCATTATCTGGCTGCTTAGTATTGGCTACAGAGCAACGGTCAATCAGCATGGTGTTCGCTTCTTTTGCGAAGTGGTGAATAAGAACTTCCCGCGTGATGTGGTGATTGCAGGGACTGGCCGATTGAATAAGCCAGCAACTCAATTGTTTGAAGAATTTAAGAAATATAAGCCGTTTGAGGTGGCGTGATGGATATTCAAGATAGAGCATTTAAGGAATGGTTTGCTCAATATGATAACAATATTGAGTATGCGTCAGAAAAGATTGCATGGGATGCGTGGAAGGAAGCCAAAGCCCAAGCGGTGCCGGAAGTATTAAGGAAATTCTGCAATGAGCACAAAGACCCTGCTTGGCGTGGTCGTTTGACTGAATATGATAAGGGTTACTCAGATTGCTGTATTGCTGTTTTAGAGATGATCGAAGCACAGGAGCCAGCCAATGACTGAAATTCAACAAGCAAATGTCGACGAAGAATTAGAGATCGATAAGCAAGTAAATCTGATGGATCAGTTCATCCAAAGCGGTGAATTTGATAAGGCTTTTAAAGATGTGTTTGGGTTGCCTGAAGCTGTAGTGAAAAGTCTGGGAGAAGTGTCTTGAAAGCAAATGAGTTTGTTAAAAAGTTTGGGTGGGAATACGCGAAGCATATTTTGACTGATGATGCTCCACTGGTAATGGACTTAAATTATACCAACCTAAAACGCCTTGTCGAAAGTCATGAGTTGGTTGTGCAGTATGGTGGCTTAGAGGATGCTAGAAGTCACTTAGAGAGCATAAGATTTAATATCGCTACAAAAACATGGTTTGGACAGGCATTGCTAAACTGGTCCATGTATGCAGATAAGTTAGAAAAAGCCATCGCAGATGTTGAAAGTTGTCTTAAGGTAGATAAGAAATTGGAGGGATTGTGATGGGAGCATTAAAATACACAATCACGGTTGAAGCTGATGTAGAGCCTCAGCTTTATCTTGGACAGAACATCTTTGGCGGGAAAATTGTTCAGCTTAAGATGGAGGATTTGCCGGCTTTGGTTCCGGTGTCGTGGTTGGTTGAAAAATACGGATTAGCCAAAACCACAATCATCAAAAAGCTGGAAGGTTATAACCAAGGAACTGAAGGTAAGCATCTTTATGAAACCAAGGTGGCCATGATGATCTTATCAAAGCCACAAAGAAATAAACGCGGAGCAAAACGGGTCAATTAGACCCGTTCAGCATCTCACTGATTTCGCTTGCTGTAGGGTTGTAGTAAGTATTAATCAAAATGCCGGCAGTCTTGTGACCGGTAATTTTCATTAGAATTTCAATTGGCACCTTTCTTAATTTAACCAATCTGGTAATCCCTTCATGTCGGGTATCGTGGAAATGTAATTCTTTGATATTCGCCTTTTTCACCCTTTTACTAAACGTATTTTGAAAAGTGCTGCTGCTTATATCAATTAGCTTGTCGGATCCATTGTCTGGAATTAGTTTTAATAACTCTTTCGCACTATCCATCAATGGCACATCACGCGAATGGCCATTCTTTGTGTCAGGCAGATGGATATAGTCTTTATGGATATTCGACCTTTTAATGGATAGTATCTCCCCTTGCCGCATAGTTGTTTCAATAGCAAAAAGAAAAGCCCAGGCAATAAAATGCTGTATCTCGGTTGGGGTCTGCCCTCTCTCATAATTATGAGCCTCTAGCACCAAATCAATTTCAGCATTGCTTATGCGTCGATTTCTCGATTTTGGCTGAGATGGTTTGCTAACCATGGAGAACGGATTGCTTTCAATAAGGAAAAGCTCTTTCTGGGCATAAGTGAAGATAGCTGAAAACAAAGATATATCGCGAAGTACAGTACCAACACTCACGCTTTTTAATCTTGAGTTGCGCCAGTCAGTCAGAATTTGTGGCGTAATGTCGTGCACTGACATTTCCGAGATAACAGGATAAGTATCAAGAAATTGTTTAATTGAAATCCTGATGGTTCTGCTGGACTTCTTGTGCCTTCCAATTTCCTCATAGTACTTATGCATTAGTGCGGAAAATGGATAATGTTGTTTGACTTCGCTTTGATTTTTATTTTGCTCAGTTTTTAATTCTAGAATTTTGAGCATGGCCCATTGCTCACATTCCTTTTCAGTGTCTCGCGTAGCACTGATGCGCTTACCGTTAAACATCAGCTCAATGCGGTATGACTCTCCACGTTTCCTTGCTTTTGGTAGTTTCATTTCTGGCGTAATCTTGGCGTAAATAGTCTTTCATCTTAACTTATTTTTCGTCCAAAACGTCCAATATGTTCAATTAGAATGGGTTTAAGAAGAAGTTTTTAAGGTGGATCATGTTATTCATTTTTATTTAATTTGTTGTTTTATATAGTCTTATTAAACAACCCCATGGAATATTATTATAATTCAGCTATTTGGGATAGCACTTAACCATGGGGCTTTTTATTGTCTGAATATTTTAAAACGGATATAAAAATGGGCTGACGATAACGCCAACCCATGTCTTTCTTTATCGAATTAAATATTATTTTGTCTCAATGTCATAAACCCAATTTCGTGCCTGTTTGTCTGTGGTCGTTTCACAAACATAATAGTCGTGATCCCATGAATCAGGATGGAAGATTTCCTTTTTGGTATAAGTGACATTTTTGCCTTTTTCGACACAGATAAAACTGTCACCTTGGTCTTTGACTTGGCTTCCGTTGAGGAAGCCACCGATACAGAGGAAGCGGGATTGTTTGGGCAT